AAATTATCTACATTAATTTGGTCTGAAGATGTTAAATTATCACCACTAGCAGTTAATATTAATTGATTTGACCCATCAGCATACGATAGTATTATCTTTTGGTTATCATAAACCTTAGCTTTTGAGTTAGCGTCTAATTCAATTTTGTTATATTGAACTCCTAAGTCAATATCTGAATCTGTAACACCAAGGCTTTTATTTATTAAATCTATTTGAGCGTTTAAATCTGTTGAACCCACTTTACCCTCTGCGCTCCCATTAGGGGTTGGAGGTGGGGCTAATTCATTAGTAGCTTCAGGGAAAGGGTCAGGCTCAGTTATATAATCTGTTTTAGAGTTTATACTATACCACTCACCATCCATCGTTTCACTTTGAGCCTTAAATGAACCTCCTAAGAATTGGTAATATTTATAATTAGAGTCACCATTTATAGAATATTTAATTGTTTTTAAAGGTGAAATATCACCACTAAATATAGACGCTTGTAATATCTCTAAAGGCTCTACTTGTAACTCTAAAAACTCTTTAGTTACTAATTGTAATATATTTCTAGGTTCATCAGGCGTAGGATTACCTCTTTGAAACCCTGTAGTAACAGGTGTTGTAATCCCTGAACTTAAATATTGAACTGCATATTCAGCACCCACACCAGTTTGACCTAAATTATAATCACCTAAATCAAAACTTTCATAAGAAGTGTTCTCTGTTTGCTCAGAAGAATAAACTATCGACTCTCCTTGCTCAGACCAAGAATCTGAACCCGTTGGTGTTAAAGTTATATTAACACATTCTGTTGAACTAGATTCTATAGATGTTGGCACGTTAAGACTTCCAAATACCGTTGAATAAGTCCCAAAACTTAAAGAACCTGAATGAGCCTCTTTATAAACATTTGTAGCATCTAGTTCTATATTAATATCTCCAGTTATCCCAGGATTTTCTACCTCTGCTAAGAATTTTATATTAGTTGTAAACTTATACTTATCTGTGGTGCTATTATATGATGAATAACAAGGTCCACCCGATATAGTAGATTGAGGATATGATGTTGCTGTACTACTAATATTTAAAGTCGTACCATTAGATACGTTGCCAACTGCTGTACCTGATGTTGAATTTATTTGAAGTAGACCGACTGCTGCCCCAACACTATAACCACGAAGGATAGTTATTGTTTGAGATGAACTACTCCAAGTTAATAAACCTCCATCACCTTCTTCTAAATATTTAGTTGTCGAGCCATCTGTTATAGAAATAGTTAATGTAGCTGCATTTATAAAAGAGTTGTCAAGTATGTGCCAATAAGGAGTAGATGTTGGGTCTAACCCTGAAAATGCAGTTCTATCAATATTTTCTATATGTTTAGCATAAAAATCTAAAGTCATAGAACCACCATCTACATCTTGAATCATCCCAACTGTTATTGATGATGTTAAATCTTGCCCTGTTGCTACATTAAAAGAACTAGCACCTTGCTTATAAGTAAGTTTAACCCCTTCCAATGATGGTTCGTAGGTAATAGTAGAGCCACCCAAAACTACATTATTAGATTGGTCTATTGTAAGTAAAGTATCTAAATCGTAAGGAGTTGGAGATGATATTGTACTTGCGTAATCATAAACCCTAATTTCACCCGTGTTATTATCTGCTAAACTATTAGGTTGAATGAAATTATAAAACCCTTCCGCTAAGAACCCTACTGTATTAAAAGTTTTTAAAACACCATTAACAACATCTATAGGTTTATATTCTAAAGGATTCCCTTCTGATATACCTTCGGCATCTTCATCTTGTTTATCTACAAAAGCACCTCTAGCAGCGTAATGTATAGCAAATGGGTCACTTGATTGATAAGTAGTTTCAGGTCGCCACCAATCTACAGATGTTCTAAAACTATTTCTATTATGTGGGTTAGGAGCTAAATCGCCTGAAGCCATAGACACAAGATTCATATCTACTCCAAAATCACTTATAAGTAAATCTTTTATTTTATGTGCCTCTACTTTTTCTTCTTGGCTAGTAAATTCACTTGGCTTTTTCTTCCCAAAATAACCATAAGAATCGGTTGCTGTAAGTTTAAATTCATACGGAAATGGTGCGTTTTCTATAACATCAAACCCAGGTTGAATCCACCCGTACCACCATAGATTAGTGTCTGATACGGAGTCTTTATATATTCTTATGTAGTGGTAATTATCTCCTTTTTGAAATACATCGTCATAAAGCCAATCTTCATCATTTTGATTTTCAACAAACATATTTAAAACGCACTCAGAAGCGATAAATTGCTTATCCCTAGTACCACCTTCACCAGTCCATTTAACTTGGAATCCCTCGCCTGATAAATTCATCTCTATTGATGAACCTGTAAAATCCTTCTTCCAAACCTCTACATACCAATCAGTACCAGCTTGACCCTTTATCGTACTATGTCTATATTTACCGTATGCCATCTATATCTACCTTCTATTTTTTCTACGATTCGCTCTATCGAATACAATCAATAAGTCATCACCCGTTATCCTTACATCAGGTATAACCGTGCTTGTGCCTCCCGAATCGCCTATAATCGACTTTAATTTATCTAACGGGGCGATAACTTCAGGATTACTTCTAGCACCTGAATACTCCCCCATTAACCCCATAGTTGGTCCTGATACAATACCACCCTCTGCGAATTGAGGTATTGGTGAGGCAGCTATCATAGCAATTTGCGCTCCGACTAGAGCAGCCATTAATGGTGCTGCTGCTATTGCTCCTAACCCAGTTTGACCAGCTACTTTTGTTATAGCTTGTGCGCCATTAATAGTAGCTGCTATTATTGCAGCAGCCTTTTGAGCTATTGCTTGTTTCCTTTGAATTTTAGCTTTTTCTTTTGCTGTCTTTTCCTCTAAAGCTATCATCGCTTCAGATTTAGCTTTATCAGTCATAGATGATGCTTCTATTAAAGCAGCCTCCCTCTTATGGTTATTTTCAATTTTAACCATTTGGTTATCCAACGCTTGACCTATAACATCAAACGCTTTAGTTATTTGTGAACCCCATTGTTCTGCAAAATCACCAATAACACTACTAATATCAGAAACTTTATTTTTAATTTCTTGCATTGAAGGAAACTTAAAAGGAACTTTAATCTCTATTTCCTCTTCATCTAATTCATCCTCTAAGGCTTGGATTTCATCTAAAGAATTATCAACACTTATATACTCAGTTTCTTCTTTTTTTGATGTTCCTGATGGTAGTGTAAATACACCTGACATTAAAGATTTTAAATAATCTTTTATAGAGTCTTTTAAATTATCTACTTTTTTAGTTGCTTTATCTACACTATCTGACCATTTCCCAAATTTAGTTAATTCTTCATCAGGAATTATTGTCGCTAACATAGGTTCTTCACCCATAGCAAACCAAGTAATCCCTACTTTTTGAGCAAATTTATCTAAGAATTTAATAGCAGATACAAACGCTTTTATTAAAAAGTTTTTAATCCTTGCAGCAAAGTTTTTAAACCTATCTTTTAAGGCGGTAATATTATCAGCTATAAATTGTACTACGGAAGCAAACCTTTTAGCCCATATATCAATTACATATATCACAGCATAAATCCCAGCTGAGATTGCTAAAACAGCCCCGACTACAGGTCCAGTTATAACAGCAACAGCGGTAGCAAGTAAAGATAGAATCATTAATATTGGTCCTATTGAGGCTGCTATTATACCACCGATTATTATCCATCTTTTAGTAGAATCATCTAGTAAAGCAAACCTAGAGGCAAGGTCAGTAATATTTTGTATTAGAGGTAAAATTGCATCAGCAATCAAAGCACCCATCTCTATTTTCATTCCTTCGATGGCTGACTCCATCTTTTTAATCTTTGCGTGGGAGGTGCTTCCCATAGCAGTAGCCATTTCATCTAACCGAGTAGTATTAGTTTTATACTCTTCAGTTAGTTCAGCTATTTTATCTTTATTCTTAGCAAGTATAAGTAATTGGTTAGCTGCTGTAACACCAACGAGTTTTTGGGCTTTTCTTAGCCCTACACTACCTTGAGTGGCTAAATCTAAAACTTCAGTAAAACTACGACCTTCTTGGTGTAATTTACCAAATACTTTACGAAGCCCTGTACCAGCTTTAGAGGCTTTAATACCATTATCCATTAGAACACCCATCATTGCTGAGAGTTCTTCTAAATCTACACCTACAGCGTTTGCAGAAGCCCCAGCGTGTCCGAAGGCAGTGGAGAATGTACTAAGTTGAATTGATGAATTAGCTGCTGCGGAAGCTAAAGTGTTTGCTACACTTGCTGCATCGCTTGACTCTAATTGAAAAGCGTTTATTGATGTTGCTACAGTTTCGGCTGCAAGAGATAAATCTTCTCCCGTTGCTAAGGCTAAGTCTAATATAGATTTCTCCATATTTTTAATAGCAGTCGGGTCGAAACCTTTACGACCTAATACTAATTGAAGGTCAGCGACTTGTAAAGCAGTAAATTGTGTAGTCGCACCGAGTCGTTTAGCTTCATCGGTAAGCATTTTAAACTCGTCTACCGTAGCCCCAGTAACCGTATTAACCTTCATCATACCATTCTCAAACTTAGAGAAGGTATCAAAGGCTGATTTACCTAAAGCAGTTAAAGGGGCTGTAACACCAAACGATAACAGAGAACCCATACGAGCTGCTCCTGAAGCGAATTTAGCTAACGATTTATTAGCTTTACCTAATCCAACTTCTAGCCCCTTAATATTGGCTGCTACAATTATCGAGATGGTTTTAATCGAACCCATTACTTTTGTTTTTTGAGTAGTATTTTCTTATGCCTAGCTACGTCCCTTTTTATTTCTTCAGGGGTAGCTATTCTAATATTCTTTTTAGCCCTTTGATTATCCCAAGGAAAAGGTAGTACATCAGTAGGTCTTAGTTTCTTTTTAGAGTGAGGCATTAAGCAAGCAAGCATAATTGTTCTTGTTCGCTCCCAAGAGTCTTGATTTGATTTAGTGTGATGCTCAGAGAATCCTTTTATCTTATTGTTAAAAGAACGAGGGGTCAATTCATATAATCCTTCATACGATAACCCCATCATTCCTAAACCTATCTCTTCGAGTTTATCCCAATCAATATCCTCGCCATCGTCATCAATTTCCTCACCCTTTACTACTTTCCCTCGTCTTGAGGTTGGTCTAATTGGAACGCTTCAAATATTTCGTTTATCTTAGAGAAATCTTCATTATCTATCCACTCTTCAATGTCAGATATTTTATAATTAAACTTCTCACCAATACTTTTAGCCCCGTATTTTAAACCGTAATAAGCTATAATCCCTATGTGGTCTATCTCCGTACCTAGTAAGTTTAATTGGTTTAGCTTTAATTTACACTTTCCGCAAATCTCCTTTAAACATAAATAACTAAACCTAATTGGTCGGTTTTTACCACCTAACTCTACCTTTTTCATATTTTCTACCTTTTACTTTTAAATTATGCTCTAACTAAACCAGCTGTACCTGTAAGAGAAACAGAGAATGTAGTATTTTCTTCTACACCCGCATCTGCTGATACGCTTGTAATAAAAGCAGAACCCGTATAAGTTTCAGAGTCTACAGTAAATACTGCTGTTACAGCTGCTCCAGCTATTAAAGCATCGAAACAATCAGCCATAGAAGCATCTGTTGATGCTAAATCTACGAAAGCATCTCCACTCATTTCCCAAGATTTTAAACCTCCTAGTGACTCAGACCAGCCACTACTAAATTTTGTTGTTGAATCTCTTAAATCCATACTAACAGATAATGAAGCTGATGTTGCGTGTGCCATTACTTCACCCGCTACACTTAATGTTACTGCTGTTGCGTTTT